TGTTGAGGGTAAGAAACCATTTTATCAATTAAATAATCTTTATGTTTATACTTTAAGTTGTGAGGTAATGGATTATGCCCTTGATGAAGATATTGATACTGGTGTTGAAGAGGTAGACAGAGCTGCAGTTGAATTTGGATTCACAACAAGATTAAGTATGGTCAGTATTGCTGCATCAACAGCAACAGCAACAGTTCAGTTATCTAAAGATGCAGGTAATACTAACATTGGTAAGGGTGTTGCATTCATTGATTTAATTAATGATGGAACTGGATATACATTACCACCTTTAATTGGTATATCGTCAGCACCAAGTGACGGTATTAATGCAACTGCTGTTGCAATTATGACAAGTCGAAGTGGACAAACTGGTCAATCTATAGATCGTATTGAATTAACAAATCCTGGTTTTGCATATACAACACCTCCAACAATTACAATTAGAAGTCAAAATGCATTCGGAACTGGTGCTGCAGCAACCGCAGTGATAGCAGAAGGAACAATATCCACTCCAACCATCACTAATCCAGGTGCAAGTTATGCTACTGTTCCAAATGTTTCTATAAACGCTGTTGGATTAGATACTAATATTGGAATCGGATCAACTGCAAAGGCAGTGGCAATAATCAATACTCTTGGTCAACTTGCTTCTATCAGATATTCATTTGCAGGTATTGGGTATACTGCAACTCCAACTGTAACTATAGATTCACCAACAAGAGCTGGATTAGCAACTGGTAATTATCAATTTAAAGAACTTGTCAGAGGAGTTTCAACAGGAACAACAGCAATTGTTGCTGATTGGGATTCAGATGATAGAATACTCAAAGTTACAAATGTTGGTGGAGTTGGATTTGCTGTTGGAGAATCAGTTGTTGGAATTGGAACTACTTTATTAGGATCAGATTCAGAATATATTGTTAGGAGTGTTTCTGATCAAGATGAGTATGATTTATATAACGAAAATATTGCAGTAGAGTCTGAAGCAGACTCAATTATTGACTTTTCTGAAGACAATCCGTTCGGTGATTTCTAAATAGTTTGGATAAGTCCTGTTTA